TTATTTCTCACCTGGAAACTCCGATTTTTTCTTCTCTAAATCCTTGATGAATTGCCAAAAGGTTAACATTTCCCGTTTGCGTTCTTCAGGAGCCTCCAAATAATCTTTAAAAAAAAGCCCATGCTCCGGATTATTTAGGAAAGCCTCAAATTCAGAAAGTTCAGACAGCATTGGAGTTACAGCTTCTTGGTTCGTTCCGGAAGCCAAACGCTCCATATCTTCGGCAGTTATACCCAAAGCACGGCAAACCTTAATTACATTATCGACAGATGCGCCCCCTACTCCCCGCATTAAGATTGATCTAAGAGTAGTATAGGGAAGGCCCGCCTTTTCTGCAAAAGCTTTCGTGTTCAGGCCTGTTTCCTCGATTAACTTCTTTAAGACTTCAGCCCTCTGCACAAATACTCCTCCTCAAAAACATCAAAGTAACACGCTACTTCGTATTGTTAATATCATTTTAGTGCTTTTGGTTCTCAAAGTAAATATGCATTATCGTATTATTAAGTGCATTTTGAGTTGACAATATACGATATTGAGCATATCATGAATTCAAAATACGAAATTGCGTATTATTGAGTGTATTTCATAATTATTGGGGGAATGAGCATGAACAATATGTATGTAGATCGGCCGTTATTTTCATATTCGGAATTTGTAGATGACATGCTTCCAGATTATCAAATTTCCTTGAGGGGAGCAGAACAATTATATAGGCATGCTGATGCGGATGATAAAAAGGTAATCGCTGGTATGATCAGTGACTGCGAATATGTTGTAGAGTGGCTGAGCACTGGTCGGCAGCCGGGGAACAAGAGGGGTATAGAACGGAGAGCCGGTTACGAGCGGGAAATTCTTTTAGAACCAATGCGTATGCAAATTTTCACCAGACATACTCATACTAATGCGGTCAACTCAGAAGGCCTCTCAGAGGATCAGCAGTTACGACTGGAATATATAATGGCACTGTTAAGCAAAAGGGAACGGGAGTGCTACATGCTGGCTAACGGAGAGGGGTTTTCGCATGTTGCCATCGCTGAGATGCTCACGATTTCGGCAGGCAGTGTAAGTGAATATATCCAGCGGGCGCAAAGAAAAATCTGCTCGATAATGAACGGGAAGAATTAATGTGCCATAAAAGGAATTATTAATATAAAATGGATTAATTGTCTAGTGAAAGCCCTCAATAGATGCAAAGACAAATAAAAGCTTTGAGCTGACAATAACGCCAGCAAAGGAGGTGTAGAAAAGATGATAAAATGGAAAATTGTGTTCTGCTGTTTTGAAAAAAGATTCTAACTGCTAGGAGGGGAAATGTGACAATTACTTTATTGATCATGGCTATAAAAAAATTCCTGGAGAAGGAATTAGCTGATGACATGCTGCCTATACCAACAGTGCTTCTGGGTTATTTGAATCAGAGTACTGCCAGTAGCGCGGGGTACCCAGTAATTATGATTCTGCCAGCGGAAGGCGAAGGAGCCACCAGCAAAGATGAGATTCAAGTCAAGCTGTTTTTTGGAACACAGTCCGAGGATAGTACAGGTTTAATCGATCTGCTTAATTTGATGGATCGGGTACGCATATTACTTTTACGTCAGCGAGTCCTTGAGCAGAAATTTGCTATGGATGGTAGCTGGAAATGGAAAATGAACGAGGAGCATTCTTCATCCGAATGGGGTGGAGAACTAACAACTACCTGGGCATTGCCCCAAATTAGACAGGAGGTACAATTGTGAGCCGAAATATAAATAAGGACAAGCATCAGAATGAGCAGGTGGAAGCTGATATGGTACAGGTGATTCCAAATCAAACCTTGAAAACTATGGTTGGTCTTGAAGAAGAGAAACAAAAACAGGTCTTAATCTATCTGGGACCAAACCTGCCAGGTGGACAACTGCTACAATCCACCGTTTTCCGATCCGGTATTCCATCTTATTTGCAGCCACTGTTGGCTGAAAAGCCGGATGTGTCTGAGTTGATTGTACCGATAGCAGAAATAACGGCTGTACAAGACCGTATTGTTCAAACCGGAACAGCTGAATATGTAGTTTATCAAAGGCTTTTAGGAAAGGGGATTTAATCAATGGCTTCTAAACATGGTGTAACTATTATTGAACAATCCACATCGGTTCTGGCACCGACAAAGGCAACAAGTGGTATTCCTTTTGCAGTAGGGACATCCCCCGTTAATTTGGCTACTGCGGCCGTGCCAGTGAACACTCCAGTACTCGCATATACTTACGCGGAAGCGGTGGCTGCACTAGGGTATAGTGATGACTGGTCACATTATACGCTGAGCGAATTAATTTACTCTCATTTTGCCTTGTATGAAAAAGCTCCATTGATACTGGTGAATGTGCTTGACCCCGCTACACATAAGACGACAGTCACACCTGCTGTGGTTGCTGTCAGTAACCGAGTGGCTATCCTGCAGGCAGAGGGGGTTCTGCTGTCAACGCTCCTTGTCAAATCTTCAGACGGAGCATCGGCTTATGTGCCAGGCACCGATTATACTGCTGCTTTTGATGATAATGGGCATGTCATTATAACAACGAAGTCAACTGGTGCTATAGCGGCAAATGTGAGCCAGTTGTCCATTGGTTATAACAAACTGGATCCGGATGCAGTGGAGGCTGATGATGTAATTGGAGGCGTGACGCAGTCCGGTGAATATACCGGTTTTGAACTAGTAAATCAAGCCTACCCTCGTTTTGGCGTTCTTCCTGATATACTGTTGGCTCCGGGGTGGTCGCATTTACCTGCAATCGCTGCGGTTATGAAGGCAAAAGCGGGAAATATCAATGGCAACTTCAAGGCAATGGCTTTGACAGATATTGATCCTGCTCAGCTTTATACGGCGGCTGGCTCATGGAAGTCGGATAACAGCTATACCAGTCCTCTCCAGATTGCAGCTTACCCTATGCTGACCTTGGGGGATAAGCAATACCATTTCTCTACGCAACTCGCAGGACTTATCGCCGCAACCGATGCCAATAACGGTGGAGTTCCTTTTGTATCGCCATCTAACAAAACTTTGCAAGCAGATGGTACCACTCTTTCCGACGGGACAAGTCTGTTTTTAGGGATTGACCAGGCAAGCTTCCTTAACAGTTCAGGGATTGTAACAGCAGTTAATCTTGGAACGAGCGGCTGGAAGTCTTGGGGGAACAACACAGGGGCTTATCCGGGGGTAACGGACCCCAAAGACAGCTTCATTCCGGTTCGCCGCATGTTTAACTGGATCGGGAATAGTCTGATTATGACCTATATGCAAAAGGTTGATGATCCAATGAATAAGCGACTTATTGCAGCGGTTACGGATTCGGTAAATATTTGGCTTAATGGCCTGGTTGCATCCGGTGCGCTGTTGGGAGCACGGGTAGATTTTAATGAGTCTGAAAATCCGGTAACGGAATTGATGGCCGGCAAGATTACATTCCATTTACACATCACACCGCCTGGACCGGCACAAGAGATTTCATTCCTGCTTGAATACGACACAACATACTTAGCTGCGCTGGTAGCGTAAAAGGAGGAGAAATATGACTAAAAGATCAGAAAGAGTTATTGATTATTCGGTGTACTTGAACGCTACAGATTACTTGGGTACGGCAACTGCCACATTGCCGGAAATTACTTACCTGGTGGACACAGTTAAAGGGGGAGGAATCGCGGGTGAAATGGCCGCCCCTTCCCCAGGCCATACGGGAGCGATGAGTTTGGCGCTTAAGTGGCGTACGATTGAAAAGGCGGCAGCTGCGCTCTTAGCACCAAAGGTTCATACGCTGGACCTTCGGGCTTCGATTCAGACATTTGACACGGCAACGAGTGAATACCGTGAGGTACCGTTCAAGGTTACGGTCCGTGCAAGACCACTTGGCTTAACGCTCGGAAACCTCGATACCGCCGCAGTGATGGATACCACCAATAACTTTTCAGTGAATTATTTGAAAGTGTCGTTGGATGGCATTGAAGTGCTGGAAATCGATAAATACAACTATATTCATAAAGTAAATGATGTAGACTATCTTGCTACCACCAAGGCCAATCTGGGCCTATAAGGAGAGATGAGCAATGGAAACAGAGAGCAGTATAGGGGAGGTTGTGGCGGAACTATATACTTTTGCCCGACCGGTTACATTTGAAGGCAATACTATTGAGAGCCTGAATATTGATTTCGATAAACTGACTGGCGAGGACATCCTTGTCTGTGACAGGCAGTATCAAGCTGAAGCAGCCCGGCAATCAAGCGGGGAACTAATCAAGGAAACCAATAAAGCCTATCAGGCTTATATTGTAGCAAAGGCTGCAGGCGTTCATGTTGGATTGATAAGAGCACTTTCAGCCAAGGACTTTACAAAACTGACCTTGCGGGCGCAAAGTTTTTTGCTGCTGTAGGCTGCGGGGACGGCGATGGGATCAAAGACATCGCTGTCTCCTTAGCCATGCTCACCCATACCCCTATTCCTTATTTCCTTGCCTTGCCTCTTGAGGAACTGGGGGATTGGGTCGAGAGGGTGACCCGGATTAAAGGAAGGAGGTGACCTATGGCAGGGACAAGCAGCTTGAGCAGCAGCATTTATGAGATTGTTTTCCGTTTGAATGCGCTCGTGACTCCTGCTTTTCGTCAGTCGGTCGAGGAGGCCGAACACCAGGTTCAAGGTTTAGATCAGGCGCTGCAGGAGATGGTCAGGCGCGGTTATTTTGATACGCTTCGAAGAGAGGTTGAACAGGCAGATGACAGCATCGCGGATGCAGGTGGAAATGTCGAAGGATTCGGCGACAAACTTAAAAATGCAGTAAAAGAAATTGATTTCTCAATGCTTAATAAAGCAGTGGAACCGCTGAAGGCGGTATGGACTGCTGTGAATGAATCTTCCGAGGCGATGGCGCAGCTACAGGCTGAAACCGGAATGTCCTCGAAGGAAATGAAAGAAATGAAGGAAATCTCCAATAACCTGTACAGTCAGAATTACGGTAAAAACTTTGAGGATATTGGTAACGCCGTAGGAGCTGTGAAGCAAGTTTTGCAGCAAACAGGGGATGAATTGGAGAAGACAACACAGACAGCCATGACGTATCGTGATGTCTTTAAAGAGGACATAACTGGCTCTCTGCAAGCAGTTGATTCAATGATGCAAAAATTCGGTATCTCCTCTGAACAAGCGTATAATCTTATGGCCCAAGGCGCTCAAAAGGGGCTGAACACATCCGGCGGCCTCTTGAATGCAATAGAGAAATACAGTGTTGATTTCAAGAAAATGGGGTATTCTGCCGACGAGATGTTCGAATTATTGAGTGCAGGCATGGAGAATGGAGCGAGCTCGCTTGATGGTGTTGCCGATACTGTGAAAGTATTCGGAACAACAATTAAAAACGGCTCGGATTCCACAAAGGCTGCAATTTATGAGCTGTTTGCACCTGAGCAACTGAAAAAATTCAGCGCAGCACTTGTTAGTGGTGGAACGAAATCGAAAGAATTCGCTCAACTTGTAAAAGTTGCAGGGAAGGCAAGCGCAGCTGCACTTGTTGGAGATCTTAAGTCGGGCGGGGATTCCGCAAACAAGGCTATGCTTCAATTGCAAAAGACGCTGGGCACCGGTGATACAATCTTTAAAGGATTGGCAGACGGATCTATGACCGGCAAGGAAGCGATGGAGCAGGTTATTCTTAAATTAAAGGGGATCAAGGAGCCGATTCATCAGGCGAAGCTTGCCGGTTCCTTGTTCGGATCTCAGTTCGAAGACATGGGCAACAAGGCAGTATTGGCGCTTGGTCAAACCCGAAATGAGTTTGATATGACCAGGCAAACCCTGGAAGAAGCAGCTGAGATAAAAGATAGTACTCTTTCGGAGCAGTTTGCTGCAATGGGACGGGAACTGCAGGCAAACCTTGTAATTCCCTTAACGGAAAGCTTAATGCCTGCACTTCAGGGATTGACCAGTTGGGTTTCCAACAATAAGGAGTCGCTGATGGTAATCGGTCTTACAGTTCCTGCTGCGGTGCTGGCTACAAAAACAGTGAAGATTGTCCAAGAATTTTCTAAAATCGTTACTGCGGCCAGAGGGGCTAGTGGAGCAGCCGGAGGAATCGCCAGTGCGCTGGGGTTGCTCACGAATCCAGTTGGTATCGCCGTAGCAGGTGTAGGCTTACTCACTGCCGGAGTTATTGCTTATAAGAAGCACCAGGAAGATGCACGGCGTGAGCTTTTGAATATGGGGGACGTATTGGACAAAGCTTACTCTAATTATGCAGAAATCGACCATGCAAGCAAACGGACTCAGAATCTCATTACGGAATATGACCGTCTGACCCAAAAAATTAAAAATGCCAAAACTCCTGCGGACGAATTGGCTGAGGCTAGAAGGAAACAACAGCTTGTAGAACAAGAGCTTATCGAAATGAATCCGGATATTTTGTCTGCAGAAGGCTCTAAGAATAGTAAATTCCGCGAGCAGTTGGGGTTAGTCGGGGATATTAAAAAAGCCCATGAGCAAATGAGCCGTCGCGAGATGGAACATGACGCACTTTCAGCACAAGCGAAATTGCCTGATTTGGAAAGCCGGTATTCAGAATTGACCAAAAACCTCAGCACACAAAATTCTGATTATGAGAAGTCTAAAGTATCATTTCGTGACTATCATTTATACATGAATCAACTGGATGAGATTATGGGCGGTCAGGGAAATGATGAGCAGAAGCAGCAACAAGTAGATGAGGTGCTGCAGAATCTCAATAAGGCTCAAGGTACAGATTATGGTGGATATGCTGGTATTGCTGTTGCAACAGTTAGACAAGACTACGAAAAAATACAAGGTTCATTTGATAAGTATTATACCAAGATTAAGAAAACCCAAAGTGAGATGACCGAGGCTGAAAATAGCTTTTCCTCCTATTACGATCTACAAAAACGAATGATCGAGCTTGACCTGGGAGGCACTCTGGAGCAACAAGCCAAGAAATACAAGGATATGTCCGCTGCCCAGCAAAAGCAATTTAATCAAGCTATGAGTTACATGGTTAATCTTAATGCGGAGGTGGATAAACTACCTGCTGAAAAGAAAGTGAATTTGCAGCTCATATGGGAGCAGACTGGGCAGATTCCGAATTTCAGGCTTTCGGATGATGAGTGGAACGATGTCCAAGCGATGATTAAAACCAAAGGCAAACCCGATTCGCAAACTAAAGCCGGTCAGAAGGCAATTTATTGGGCACTGCATGATCCGGATTTTGAGGGGTATGCTGAAGGAGGAATTGCTAACGTCCCATCTATATTTGGCGAAGCGGGTCCCGAAATTGCCATTCCTTTGAATGGTAAACAGCGATCACGCTCTCTATTAGAAAAGGCGAATGATTTGATGGGCTACGGTGACGGGTTCAGCGGTAAAGGGGATATTCATGTAACCTGGGCACCGAATGTATCACTGCAGGGCGGTGATAAATCTATGGTCGAACAATTGCGTGAGGCCTTGAAGCAGACGGAGGATAGCTTTGAACGCCGCTTCAAAGCCATGGTCCAACAACAAAGGCGGGTGAGCTTCCAATGATCTATAGAACCGTGCAAGGTGATACTTGGGACGGAATCGCGTTCAAGTTATATGGAGATGTTCAATTCATGACATTGCTCTTAAATGCTAACCCTACACAAGCTGACGTCAGTATTTTTTCTGGAAATATCGTTCTTAAAGTGCCAAATTTACCTTCTGAATTAACCAACTCATTGCCTCCTTGGCGAAGGGAGTGAGAGTAAGTTGGAATGGATGCAAGACGCACGCAGGGCGGTGCTGGAGCTTAAGTATAACGGAAAGGACATCACGATGGACATCGCAAAGTCTCTGACCGACTTTCAATATAATGATGCTGTATCCGGCTCTCTAGATGATCTTACTGTTTCGCTTGAGGATAGGGAACGAAATTGGCAAGGCCCTTGGGTACCGGTTGAAGGTGATCAGATTAATGCTTCAATTCGAACCATCAATTGGGATAAGCCAGGAGAAAACAAAAAGTTGCCACTTGGAACATTTGAGATAGACAGTATTGATTTTAATGGTCCCCCTGACACTATATCCATTAAGGCGGTCTCACTTCCTATCAGTTCAGAAATTCGGATGCAGCGCAGTTCACGCAGTTGGGAAAAAACCAATTTAAAAACGGTAGCCGCTCAAGTTGCTAAGCGTGCTAACCTGAAATTAATATATGAGGCTCAGGACAATCCTTCTTATGAACGTCTGGAGCAGTCGGAAATGTCGGATTTGGCCTTTTTGTTGAACACAGCTACTCAAGAAGGCATAGCAATCAAAGTATCTGGAGGAAGTCTGATTCTCTTTGATGAAATGGTGTATGAACAAAAAGAAGCAATTACAACGATTGTACGGGGAGATGATAATGTTACGGGTTATAGCTTTGCGTTGAACACTGCATATGCAGCTTTCCGGGCATGTACGGTTACCTATACTCCTCCTACGAGCAAAGAACCTCTCAAAGCAACTTACACACCTAACGGTGCACCAAAGAATGGACCTGTACTTAAGATCAACGAGCAAGTTGATACTAAGGCTGATGCATTGCGATTAGCCCGTAAAAGGCTGCGGGAGCGAAATAAAGAAGGGGGGAAAGGGACCCTTTCTCTGATGGGAGATATTCGGATGGTCACAGGACTAACTATCAATATCAAGGGATGGCAGCGGTTTGATGGGAAATATATTATTGAATCCGCAAAGCACTCAATTGGAAGTAGTGGTTATACAACTAATTTGGAAATTCGCAAAGTATTGGGGTGGTAAGATGATCCTAATTGGACGGGTATCAACATCAGATGCGGTGGCGGGAAGTGTCAGGGTTACTTTTGCAGATCGTGACGATATGGTTTCAGGAGAGCTGCCGGTCATTACGCCGGGCGGTTGGGGGCGTGGCAATGCCATCCCGCTGCCTGGCGAGAGAGTACTGTGTGTTTTTTTGGATAACGGGCGTTCGGCCGGATTTTGTCTGGGGACTTATTTTGCAGAAGATGACCCGCCTTCCGGTACAAAAGATCAGCGCGGGGTGTGGTTTGAAGACGGCAGCTATGTCTATTATGACCGGACGGCGAAAAGACTGAATATCAAAGGGACCGGCGGGATGAAGATCGAAGGTGATTTGACTGTAACAGGCATAGTATCGGCCGACGTATTCAACACGAAGGGCGGGGTGTAAGAGGATGAACATGATTGGCATGATAATGGAGGGTGTGGATCAGCTAAACCATCTCCAAAGCAAGCCGGATAATAATATTGACTATAGGATGAACAAGATCGGCAGCCTGGGGCCTGTCATTTTTGTTGTCGCGGAAGGAGCGATTCGAACCATTGATGAGTTTAAGCGCAGCAGTTCTAGCCGGTGGGCACAGCATGACATTATTGGAAAGAAGCCCAAAAAGGAATTCATTGGTCCTGGATCGGATTCGGTCTCGTTCTCAGTCCGTTTTTCCGCTGCCCTCGGTCTTAATCCCCGCAAGGAGCTCGATAAGCTCACGGAATTGGACCGTGCCGGTAAAGCTCTGCCCTTGATCATCGGGCGCAAATATGTGGGCGTAGGGCTTTGGGTCATTACTGGTTTGTCTCAGGATTGGAATACCTTGGACAGCATTGGTAATGTTTTGGACGCACAGGTCACGATTTCACTTGAGGAGTATGTAAAATGATATATACCGTGGATATGACGCAGCCTACACATATCAATTTCACACCGGAAACGGTGGAAGAAGAAGTTTCTCAGAATATTCGAACTATTCTCACTACTCCACGGGGGTGCGCACCATTGGCCCGGGGAATTGGCTTGGACTACACTATTATTGATGAGCCGGCATCCATCGCCGAATCACGCTTGATCGCAGAGGTTATCACTGCTATTACAGAACAAGAGCCACGCGCCTCGGTATCAGAGATTTCTTTTAAGGATGATATAAAAGATTCTCTGAACGGCTGCCTGGCAGTTGTGGTGAAATATACACTGGTAGAGGAGGAATAGTAATTGGAATATGCTGAACTACCGGATATCCTCTTTTCTGAAGAGGACGCCGCTGCCATCCAGCAAGATGTGATCACTGTATATGAAGGCCTTGCTGGACGCTCATTGCAGCCCGCCGATCCGGTGCGGCTTTTTTTGTCTTCTCTTGCAGCGATCATTGTCCAGCAGAAGGTGCTTATCAACCAGACGGCTAAAGGGAATTTGCTGCGCTACGCTTCTGGAGCTGTCCTTGATCACATGGGGGCTTTTCAGGGTTCGGAGCGGCTGAATGCATCAGCGGCAATTGTCACACTACAGTTCGTTTTATCCATTCCGCTGGCCTCGGCTACCTCAATCCCTACAGGAACACGTGTTGGAGCGCAAGGTGGTAACGGTTCGATATTTTTTTCAACTACTGAGTATGTAGAGATCCCAGCGGGTGAGACGGCCGGTATAGCAACAGCAGTATGCTCCGATCCAGGAGCTATAGGGAATGGATTTTTGCCTGGACAGATTAATGTTCTAATGGATCCGCTTCCTTTTGTCCAGTCTGTGAGCAATCTGACGATTAGTTCCGGTGGAGCGGCTGCAGAAACGGATGAAGCTTTTAAAGAACGTATTCGAAATGCGCCTGAATCTTATTCAACAGCTGGCCCACAGGGAGCATATGAGTTTTGGGCAAAGTCAGCTTCGTCCGCAATCATAGATGTACATGCTTACTCACCAGCAGAAGGACGCGTAACCGTCGTTCCTTTACTTGCAGATGGTGAGGTACCTAGTCAGGATGTGTTGGATTCCATTTCCGAGACATTGGAAGATAGGGGCATCCGGCCATTAACAGATTTGGTTACAGTGAGTGCGCCGCAACCGGTAAGCTATAACACGATTGTGACTTATTACATCAGCCGCAGTCGGGCTTCGGAGGTTTCAAGCATCCAAGAGAAGATTTCTGCGGCAGTCACTGCATATCAACGGTGGCAAAAGGTCAAGCTTGGGCGGCATGTTAATCCATCGGAGCTGATCAGCCGCATCATGGCTGCCGGAGCGCAACGGGTAGTGCCAACAGCGCCGGTATATACGATCTTGACCGCAACCCAGGTTGCCCAGACAGGCACTACGACAATCACCTTTGGAGGGTTGGTTGATGATTAATATACAGACAGTAAGCCTGCTTGATCTGATGCCGCCATCCATTCGCAATGATTCTGCTATGGCTGCTGCAGCGATCGCACTGGATACACAGTTGCAGGGGATAACCAACATGATTGCAGCCCTGGATATCTTCGGACGGTCAGCGGAGTGGACAGATGCGGAAACGGATGAACTGGCATGGCAATACAACCCACCTTATTATGATCCGGATTTACCATTGGATCAAAAGCGGTTACTGATCAAAAATGCGATTGCATTCCATCGGCATAAAGGTACGGCGGGAGCAGTCGAGGATCTGATTGCAATACTTTTTGGTGAGGGCGCGGTGGAGGAGTGGTGGCAGTACGGTGGCGACCCGTATCATTTCCGGGTTGTGACCAACAACGCCGATGTAACCACCATCCGGGCGCAGGAGTTTGTCTCGGCGGTGGATGCAGTCAAACGACTGTCCGCCGTCCTGGATAGCGTCACAATATCACAAGCAGAAGAGCTGCCGTTATACTTCGGCGGTTTTTTGCATTTTGGAGAAACGATTACGATTTAAGGAGGGGTACATGTGGCAGTATTTGGCGGCATGACATTAACAAATAAAGGCCTCGTGCTACAAGGCAAGGCGCAGGCGGGGGCGCAGCTCAAATATACTCGCATAGCCATCGGAGATGGGGTACTGAGCGGGCAGTCCATCCCCGCGATGAATGCTCTGATATCACAAAAAAAGAGCCTATCTATCACCCGTCTTCAGACGCAACCACCGAATAAAGCGGTAATAGGTGCCTCTCTTTCAAATGCCGATATCACAACCGGATTTTATTTCCGGGAGGTTGGGGTTTTCGCGCAGGATCCGGACGCTGGGGAAATTCTATATGCTTATGCTAATGCAGGGGTAACGGCGGATTATATCGCCCCCGGCGGTGGAACGGACATTATTGAAAAGGTGTTTGACTGTATTGTTGTTGTGGGAACAGCATCGAATATTACAGCAACTCTTGATGATTCGCTTGTTTTCGCTCGGGAGTCCGAGGTCACGGCAAAGTTTAATGTATCGACTGGTCATAAACATACTGGAGTAGCTGGGGATGGACCAAAGATAACAGCTTCAGGATTAGCTGACTCATCGGTGGGTACGGCGCAGCTAGGAGCGAAGGTAGTCACGCAAGCAAAGATTGGGGATAAGGCAGTGGGAGCCGGTCAGCTTATGGATGGTGCGGCTACAGATACGATAATTGGTAATCGGACCATATCAGACGCCGCAGCCCCAACTGGAGACACTGGTACGCCGACTACTCTGCTGGGCTTGCTGGCAAATATGATCAAATCCATTACAGGTAAATCCTCCTGGCGGACAGCACCAGCCACAACGCTGGAGGCTGCCAAGGTCCACGCGGATGATTCCATCCGGCACATTACGGCAGCAGAACGAACCACATGGAACGCCAAGGCGCCTTTAGACTCTCCTACTCTGACTGGGACACCGACAGGCCCAACACCTGCGGCTGATACAAGCACTAAACAATTAGCTACAGCAGAATTTGTGCTGAATCAGGCCGGAACCGCTGCGCCGGGGCGTGACTTCAACAATTCTGGGCTAGTCGGCACATCGAAAAAGTATGCGCGAGAAGATCATCTGCACCCAGCGACGTACCCGAATGATTACAAAACAGCCGCCGCTCTACCGTCAACATATCCGGTGGGTTCGAGTATATTCTTTGCCCTAAATGCAAGTGGTAATGGATGGCCGAGCACCTATGGCACAATTCATACCATTAGGGGATACGATAGCGGAGTGTCCGCAATTCAATACTTTTATCCGTATAATGTCAAAGCTCCTGTAAAGTGCAGGATGGCTTACTATCCTAACGATGTGTGGGGAAATTGGGCGGAAGTCATCGACTCCAGTGGACCATCTACCACCGCATTAGTCCCTAACTTAAATGCTGAGTATGTTGGCGGGTATGGTATATCATTCTCCGCAATTGCCAATACGGTAGCTGTGAGAAATGGAAGTGGAAACCTAACTGGCGTACAATTCGTATCAAGTGCACCCAGTGGGTCAGCCCCGTTTGTAGTCGCATCTAACACAATGGTTCCAGGGCTAAACACAGAGCTTCATGGTGGATTCAAAGTAAGTGAACTTGAGCGCAAAGCAGCAGGTACGATATCTGCTGACCTAAACGCTGGTGCAGCGCTTGTACATGGAAAATATATTTACTCAGATTCCGTCGCTAACTCACCTGTCGCTGGTCTGTGGGGCACTTTGGATGTTACTGTGAGTGATGGCGGCACCTATAACGGGTCAAATTGGATATTTCAAGTTGCCCGGGTGGCAAGTTCAAGCGCTGGGACGACACGAGAGTTCAGAAGAAGCAAGATAAACAATGCTGCCTGGAGCGCCTGGAGTGAGTATTGGCACGCAGATACGCATAACTCCACAGGAGACCCGCACACGCAGTATGCATTAAAATCAACCCTAGCCGATACACTGACCTACGGTGGAGTCATAAACATGTTAGGAGATTCCGGACGATTCGTAGGCCCTGAAAATGACCCAAAGGACTACAAATGTTCCGACGCTTTTGCGAATAGCACCTTTTTCTCATCATGGAACGGAACGTCTGTAGCGGATGGCGGGAAATTTATATATGACAACTCAACCTACGGTGGTGCAGCAGGTTCACTAAACAGCGATGTAGCCAGTCTAGTGACCGCGATTGGTGGAAGTACTCGATATGGCCCAGAGTATCATATCGCCTCATACACAATGGGGCCTGGAACATATGGTCCTAATGCAACCGTTCCTACAGCCTATTTGATGACCGCTTGTAGTAGCATGCCTGCGGGTGGAGTCGCTAGTCGTTTCACGGTATCTTTTTGGATTAGATTAAAAACGGGGACACGTGTAGTAATAGATAAGGACTTCAGGCTTCGGAAGAACGGAGTGATCCAGTCCGCGCCTGTACAGCTAACTAGCGCCGATGGATGGATGCACATCGAAAATGTAATTGGCGCAGGCAGCGGTTACAGTAATGGTGCGCCTTATATACACGCCACCGCTGGCGATGTCGTTCAGATTGCGCTGCCTGTAGTTGTTTTGGGCGGTGTAGGTGTAGGTGTCCACAAAAATCCTGTTATGGGCGCGTCTTTGGGGTTTGTCCCACTTCCGCTTAGTTCCTATACAGCTAGTGATGTACTTGCCAAGCTATTGACTGTAGATGGTGCAGGCAGCAAGTTAGATGCTGACTTGCTGGACGGGCACCATTCCGGCGACTTTCTTCTAGCAGATGGAAGTAACTCCATTTTCTTAGAGCTTGGAGCAAACAGAGGCTCAGGGGGCGTGTCATACATTGACTTTCATACTTCAGGTGCCGGTGACTTCGACGCAAGAATCATAGCAGATGGTGGAAACGGAACGGGGAACGGTACTCTATCACTTCAAGGCGGACGCATCGTTACCAACACACAATTATGGGTTGCCCAAAATACCGCATACGGTGCATCTAGTTCACTTACGTTACCTATTGGCGACAGCGATACCGGGATCAATTGGGTTACCGATGGACGACTTGATTTTTATTCGAATGGTCAGCTTCCTTTCCAATTGAATGGGGACGCGTATTTCAAAACCACTTCTGATGGAATGGTGTCGCTGCCCCATTTTTGGAATGCATATCGTTATAAACCGCTAGTATCCGCGCGTTTGTCGGCTGATACTCCTATCGCTTCAAACGTCATGACGAAGTTGCTTTTTTCGACAAAAGAAGGGGATGCCAGGGGGGAATTTTCAAACGGGACATACACCGCGCAGACAAATGGTTGGTATTTCGTTTCCTCTTTTGTAAAAGGCTTAATAAATACAAATGCAAGTGCTAATTTAAAGATTTTTGTTAATAATGCGTTCCATAAGAGCCTTGCGACACTTGCAGGCAATGGTAACACGCTGTCATTAAATGGCACAGCTATGATATGGTTGACTGCTGGTTGGGCATTGGACATTAGAGTCGAAGTTTTCGGCGGAACGAATTTGTGGGGTTCAAGTACAGATGCCGGATACTTGCACATTACGAAACTAGCGGACTAAAGGAGGGCAATTATCATGAATATGTTTGACGCGATGGTGTACCTGTATCCAGATTTAGAGCCTAAAAAAGACTTTCAAATATGGGATGACAGTGACGGAAAAGGACCATACATCGGAGTGTGGGAGACGGATACCCCGAAACCTACAACCGAAGAGTTACAAAGGGCATGGGAGGAATTACAAGCACAACCAGTACCGGAGTTACCAGAGACTGACGCTGAAAGAATGGCTCGTTTAGAGGCGGAAAACGCAACTTTATTACTGGAGCTTGTGCAGACACAAACAAGGCAAAATCAAGTGGAGAAGGATCAGGCTGCTTTACTCCTGAGTCTCGTGGAAGGAGGTGTGCTGTAAATGAACTGGTACGCATTGGTTAAGCGTTACTTTGACGCGGGGTTGTATACAGGGGAGCAACTGCAGGTATTTGTAACCACCAAAAAGATCACAGATAAACAAGCTAAAGAGATTACAAAAGCAACCGCCGTATAG